CTCAGGAAATAGTAGATGAAATATTAGATATGTGGAAAGACTTGAAAACAGGAAGAGCAAAAGACCAAGCAGCTAAAAAGAGAATGATTGAAACTTATAATACAATATACAATACTAACTACAATGTCAGAACGAATTGTGGCTCTTGTATTTCAACTTGCTTTGACGGAATAAAAAAACTATATAATGAATATGCTAAGGGCTAAACAATAACTTATAAAACTTAAAAAATGATGACATTAAAACTTATAGGTTGTTTTCTTTTATTTGTAATTTTTGTACTTACGGTAATGAGTATAATAGAAAGCAAGATAAGAGCCAAAAGAAACAACAAGATAACCTACAGAATTGATAAAGTAGAAACATTAACAGGAGGACTAGAAAACGATAGAATAAATGAAAGATAATAAAATACCTGAATATTATAAAGGAAAGAACGGATATATGGCTAAAGATGTAGTAAGCAACTTTGATTTGACTTACAATATCGGAACAGCAGTAACTTACCTTTTGAGAAGTAAGAACAAACATAATGACGGAGGAGTTGAAGATATTAGAAAAGCAATAAACCACCTACACTTTGAATTAGAAAGAATACACAATGACACTATATAGTTGCGAATGTGGTAAGACAATGGAAATAGGAAAAGCTACAATAGTTCTAAGAGATGGGAATTGGGTAACTAAGGAAGCACTCTGTGAATGTGGTAAATATATGGATAGCAAACCAACTGACGGAATGCCTACTCTTAAAAGAACAGAACCTAGTTTAAGTAAACAAAGGGATAAACTATGGGCAGGAGCAAAAGAAAAACTTATAGGCACAAGAGGAGTAAATGAAGACTACTAAATAAATTAACAAAAATTCTATTATATACTATGAAACTAAAAATCAACGAATTAAAAGCAAACGAAAACAATCCTAGAATAATCAAGGAAGCTAAATTTAAAAAACTTGTAAAGTCAATTAAGGACTTTCCTGAAATGCTAGACCTAAGACCAATAATACTTGACGAGAACAATGTCATCTTAGGTGGCAATATGAGATACAAAGCTTGTGTTGCAGCAGGGCTAAAAGAAGTTCCTGTTAAAATAGCTAAGGGCTTGACAGAAGAACAGAAAGAAGAATTTATCGTAAAGGATAATGTAGGGTTCGGTGAATGGGATTGGGATATTCTAGGAAACGAATGGGATAACGCAAAGCTTGGTGAATGGGGTATGGATGTTTGGCAACCTGAAGAAGCTGTAGACTATTCTGTATTAGAAGATTTAGATTTAGGCTCAACATTACAAGATAAAGAAGCAGGAGTAAAGAGAGCAATACAAATTGAGTTTGAACCTGAACATTATGACGAAGCTGTATTACTGATAAACACAGCAAGAAAGGAAGGGAAGAATGTAGGGTTAATTGTTTTAAATGCTTTTAGAAACGATAAATGAAAATAGCTATACCCTCATACAAAAGAGTTGAAACACTATGTAAAAAGACATTAAAGTATTTGTTACAAGATTGTAAAATAGATTTGAAATGTATAACAATTTTTGTAGCAAATGAAGAAGAATACAAAGACTATAAAAAATCAGTCAATAAAGGATTAAAAATTGTAATAGGAAAAGAAACTTTAAAAGGTCAAAGAAATTTTATGGACTTTTATTATGAAGCAGGTGAAAAGGTTTTATTCTTTGATGATGACATTGAAGGTCTTTACATAAAGTCAGGAAATAAAACTAAATTATTTACAGACTTATTGTCATTATACAAGATAGGGTTCAATGAATGTGTAAAACATAATACGGCTTTATTTGGAATATGTGCTGTCAATAATGGTTTTTATATGAATGGTAAAATAAGCACAAATCTAAAATACATAGTGGGTTGTTTCTATGGTCAAATAATTACACAGGACAGAACTTTGTCTGTTACCTTAGAGGATAAAGAAGATTTTGAAAGGACTATATTGTATTTTGATAAGTATAAAAAAGTAGTCAGATTAAATATGATAGCTCCAAAAACTAATTACTATGATGAGGATGGGGGTATGCAAATTACTAGAACAGAAGATAGGGTTACTGCAAGTGCTTTAACGCTTATAAATAAATATCCTCAATACTGTTCATTAAACACTAAAAAGAAAAGCAGTCATACAGAAATTAAACTAAACCCAAGAGCAAAATGAAAACAATAAAACTCAAACAAGTAGAACACAATATTAAGATAGGTAAAGACTGCCCATACTATGAGCCAAACATTAAAGAAGACTGCTTATTAGAACTTGATGGGGAGATAATTGGTTTTTATATTAAAGATGTAACAAAGTACAGTAAAAAATTAACTGCATTTATTGCTATTGCGAACAAAGAATTTAGAAGTGATAATGTACCAAAAGCAGAAATGAGTAGAGGACCTCAGGGGAATAAGCAAGATAAATTAAAAAGACAAAGAGAGGGTAAGAATTTAGTAACTCAGTTCAGTACTATTTTGGGAAGTAGGGCTCCTAAACCTCACATGAGAATGCCATACCCAAGTATCACTCCTGTACATAGAGAGCCAAAAGCTCAAACATTTATTAAGGCTATGTGGGGTGCTTGTTTAGAAGCAGAGCTAATAGTAAAGAAACTTACACCTCATATATATGAAAGGCAAATTGAACTATTTGAAGATGTAAAAAAAGAATGGAAGTTCGGTAATATGTACACAAGTAGTATATCTAACTTTAACATAGCAGCAGCTTTTCATAGAGATACAGGAAACATAGTAGGAACAGTAAACATAATACTCACTAAAAGAAATAATGCTAATGGTGGATGCTTAAATGTACCTGACTATAATGTAACCTTTGAACAGGCTGACAACTCAATGTTAGTTTACCCTGCTTGGAAGAACGTACACGGAGTAACACCAATAAAACCAATAGCAGAAGGGGGGTATAGAAACAGCTTAATATTCTACCCATTAAAAGCATTTAAAGGAATATAATATGGACGAAAGTAGACACATAAAAAAGGAAAGCATTTTGAAAGCTTTGGAAAAGAGCTTAGGAGTGGTAACAGTTGCCTGTAAATCAGCAGATGTTCCACGTTCAACATACTATAAATGGCTAAACGAAGACGAGGAATTTGCTAAACAAGTTCAGGATATTGAAAACATTGCACTAGATTTTGGAGAAAGCCAATTACATAAACAGATAGGTGACGGCTCAACATCAGCAACAATCTTTTTCTTAAAGACAAAAGGAAAGCGTAGGGGTTATGTAGAGAAGTCCGAGTTAGATATAACTTCAGGTGATAAGGTTATCAATATGCCTGTAATAACATTTGTTGAAACTGAAACTGAATAAGAAATACAATCCATTATTTTCTTCTGATGCTAGATACTTTATAATAACAGGCGGTAGAGGTTCAGGAAAGTCTTTTGCTGTAACAGTTTTTCTTACCTTACTAACTATGACTAAAGGGATAAGAATACTCTTTACTCGTTTTACAATGACGTCAGCTCACTTGTCAATTATTCCTGAGTTTTTAGAAAAGATAGGGCTGCTAGGTTTTGATGAAGTGTTTAGTATTAATAAAAAAGAAGTTGTCAATACAAAGAATAACTCAGATATATTATTTAGAGGAATTAGAACTTCAGCAGGTAACCAAACAGCAAGTCTTAAGTCTTTGCAGGGAATTTCAACTTGGGTATTAGATGAAGCTGAAGAGCTTGTAGATGAGAATATTTTTGATACTATTGATTTAAGTATTAGGGAAAAAGGAATACACAATAGAGTTATACTTATACTCAATCCTGTTACTAAAGAACATTGGATATATAAAAGGTTCTTTGAAGACAAAGGCATAGAAGGTGGTTTTAACGGCTTTAAGGACAATGTATGCTATATACACACCAACTACCGAGACAACAAAGAAAACCTCTCACAGAGCTTCCTAGAGCGTATTAAGAGCATAAAGCATAGAAACTTTAAAAAGTATCAGCATAAAATCTTAGGGGGTTGGTTAGACAAAGCTGAAGGAGTAGTCTTTGAAAATTGGAGTATAGGAGAATTTAATCCTGATGGCTTACAGACTTCTTGTGGAATGGACTTTGGTTTCTCAGTGGACCCTGATAGTCTTACTGAAGTAGCTATTGATAAAAGAAAGCGTAAGATATATTTAAAAGAACATATCTATAAGAATGGTTTGAAGTCAAATGAGTTGGCACAAATCATATTAGACAAAGTAGACAATAAACTTATCATAGCTGATAGTGCAGAGCCAAGACTAATAGCAGACCTTAGACATTTAGGAGTAAACATCAAACCTGTAAAAAAAGGAACTATTGAAAGCGGGATAACTCGTATGCAAGACTATGAACTTATCATAACTCCTGAAAGTACGAACATAGCTAAAGAGCTAAACAATTATATATACGCTGATAAAGGCTCAAAGCTTTATGTAGATAACTACAACCACGCAATAGACGGTGTGAGGTATAATGTTATTTATCACCTAGACAACCCTAATGCAGGGAAGTATTACGTGCAGTAAACTAAAAACAACAAATTTCTATTATATAACAGATGAAAGTAAAAGTCAAAAAGAAGGGTAAGGTAAAAGAGTTCAAATTGATTAACAGTTGGGAAGATGTAACTCTTGAGAAGTGGTTGCAACTTATTGATTTTGAAACAGGAACTAAAACAGAAGAAGCAACAGAAACAATAGCAGCGTTATCTAATATTCCTAAGCAGTTAGTAAAGGAATTAGCTTTATCAGATGTAGCAACAATAATGAGTAGGATAGCAGAGCTACAACAAGAGCAAGATACAAAGCTAAAAAGGATAATTGAAATAGAAGGAGTAGAGTACGGCTTTCATCCTGATTTGGACTCAATTACTCTCGGAGAATATGCCGATATCGAGACATTTATTAAAGGTGGTATTGAAAAGCATTTACCTGAATTAATGGCTGTATTGTATAGACCGATAAAAGAAAAGAAGAATGACGTTTATATTATTGACGCTTATGATGGAAATATACGGCTTAGGACGGAAGAAATGAAAAAGATGTCAGCAGAACAAGTGCAAAGTGCATTGGTTTTTTTTTACACTTTAGGGAAAGAGTTGTCAGAGATTTTGCCATTGTATTTGATGGAGCGGCTGAAGGAAACGAAGACGCAATAGCTACAGAAAGCTTTGCAGAGAAGTGGGGTTGGTTTGGTGTGATGTATAGATTAACAAATGGAGAAATAGTAAACTTAGAAAGAATAACGAATTTAGGACTGTTAGAGTGCTTGACTTGGTTAAGTTATGAAACAGATTTAAACTCACAAAATAAAGTACAAAGAAATGGTGAACAATAAGAGTTATAATAATGTAGTAAACACTTTGCTAAGACTTGGTGAGTATCACGCTCAGATAAGCACAACTTCAGTTGGAGACATTTACGACCTTAATCTTGAGAAGATGGAGAAGTTTCCAATAATGCATATAAACCCTACATCAGTTACAACAGGTGATAGTCAATTGACATATAACTTTCAAGTCTTTATTATGGATTTAGTTTCTAAAAAGTCAGATTGGCAAACTCAACAACATATAAAACTTACTAAGCTTGTAGATAGAGAGAATAACGAGCAAGAAGTATTTAATCAGACTTTAGCTATTTGTACAGACATTATAGGAATGTTAAGACATAGCTCTAGGCAATCTTTAGCGAAAGTAGATGATATTAACGAGCCTATGTATTTTACGCAAGACCAATTCACAATAGAGCCGTTTCAAGAACGCTTTGATAACTTATGTTGTGGTTATGTGTTTAATATAGGCGTACTAGTTCAAAACGATTTTCAGACTTGTAATATTCCTGTTGACGATTTGGGTGCAGGTTACTAATGCTAAAATTTAAGATAGGAAGACTAATAGTTGAAATAGGATGGAAGAAATTTAAAATAACAATGAAGCTATGAAGTACGAAGACATATTAGAAAAGCTAGAAGCAATAAGCATAGAGCTTGAAAGTTACAGCGACTATCCTCAGGCTGCTAGTAATAATGCAAAAAGAGCAAGAAAATGGAAAGAGGAAAACGGAAGCACTTGCGGTACTAGAGTAGGTTGGACACGTTCTGCACAGCTTGCAGACAGAAAACCTATCAGCAGAGATACAATAGCAAGAATGGCTTCATTTAAAAGACATCAACAACATAAAGACGTTCCTTACTCAGAGGGTTGTGGAGGTATTATGTGGGATGCTTGGGGAGGTTCTTCAGGCGTAAATTGGGCGATAAATAAACTTAAACAAATAGATAAAAAATAAAATGGCAGATTTAACAACAACAATTACAGAAAACGTCGTATTGAACGGCTCAGTCAGAGGTTCTTCAAACACTTTAACAACTACAGGAATTGTAGATGTATTTGAAAGAATTTTAACTTGTACTCATTCACAGACTACAACAGTTGCAGTATTTAATTCTACACCACACGGGGCAGATGGTGCTTTAGATGTAGAGAACTGTAAATACTTTAGAGTTACTAATTTAAGTGATGACCAAGATATGAAAGTAGCTTTTGTAACAGCAGCTACTAATTACCAAGTAACAGTAAGAGCAGGTGGTTCTCATATCTTATTCCAAGCTGAAGAAGCAATGATTGCTGAAGCAGATACTACTCCTAACTTTCCTACACTTGAAGATTTAGTTACTGTAGAGATAAGACCTTCAGCAACAACTGATGTACAAGTAGAAGTCTTTGCAGCATTAGTGTAATGAAGACAGAAGCTCTTGAAAGGTATCTTAATAGCTTTGGGAAACAAGTAGTAAACAGAGCAAAAGGAAACTTACAGAAATCAAAAGGAGGTGGTACTAATTTAGAAAAGTCTTTGAGCTTTAAAGTTATTACTGATGCTGATGGTTTTAGTGTACAATTCTTTATGGATAGCTATGGTACTTTTGTAGATAAGGGAGTTTCAGGAACAGACGTAAGAAGAAGTTTTAAAGATTATAAGGGCAGGACAATTTCAAGTCCTTATAAATACACTACAAAGCAACCTCCTAGCAGAGTGCTAGATAAGTGGATAGTAAAAAAAGGAATAGCACCAAGAGATGAAAAAGGTAGATTTATGTCTAGGAAAAGTATATCTTTTTTAATAGCTAGAAGCATTAAGAGAAAAGGAATACAGGGTATAAGTTTTTTTCAGAAGCCTTTGATGTTAGGTTTAAAGCAGTTCGGTAAAGAAATGCTAGGAGCAGTAAAAGACGATATTATTAACGGATTAACAACAGTAAAATAAATGGCAACAACAATAGAACAAAAACCTTTATTCCCTCAAGTTCCTGTAGGACAAGAGGTGATTTTTGTAGTATCAAATAGCACAATAGTATCAGGGTTCACTAACGTAAGATTTATTGCTGATGTGTATATAAGTGATGATACACCAATATCACCAACTACCACTTCAATTCCAACAGCTACATTTAAAACAACACCAAACAATGCAGGAGTAGGAATATTTGATTTCAAGCAAGTAGTTGAAAATTATGTTAGTGCTGATAATATGGCATTCGATAACAGTGAGTACAAAGGAATTGAAACAACTGATAACACACCGCATCCTATTCATTTAATAGACAAGTATTCAAGAAACAAAAAAGCTGTAAGATGGCTGACTATTCAGTTTAAAACACAATACACAGAGGCAAGTGGTGATGTAGTTACACCTGAAGTGGAGTTCCAAGTTTCAATTGATTATCAATTATTTAATGGGTACTTAAAATATTCTGATATTCTTACAATGGGTATAGCTCCAAATGCAAATGACTTTGGATTTAGTTTAACTAACTTTAATTTATCTAGCCCTACTGATAGGTTCTTAAGTAATGCACCTGCTACTCAATATGCTAATATAGAAGACTACGGAACAATTGCCTATCTAGCACCTAATGGGAATGTAAGCTACATACAACTAATATATAAGAATAGTTCTAATGTTCAAATAGGAACAGAGGATATAGAAAGAAAGTTTACTAATGGGGCTTATACTAATTTTGGTTCAGAAACAAGGAAACAAATTGTTTACTTTGGTTGCTTTCCTGCTAATTTAATGAGAGATGGAACAAGTATATTTGCAGGTTTAGTTTCAGCAGGAACAATACAGGGTGGCTCAATATTAGTAAGGGCTTTTAATATATCTAATACTGCAATTTCTAAAACATACACTATTAATATTAATTGTCCTAATTTAAAAGGCTACGAAAGTATCAGACTTTGTTGGCTCAATCAATGGGGTGCGTGGGATTACTACACATTCACTCAGAAGTCAATTAGAAGCATATCAACTAAAGGTTCTACATACGAGCAATTAGCAGGAACTTGGAATGAAGGAGCTTACAGAGTAGATAGTTACAAAGGCGGCAAGAAAGCATTTAGGGTAAACGCTACTGAGAAAATCACAATGAATTCAGACTTTGTAAGTGAAAGCGAAAATGATATGTTTGAAGAACTAATAAACAGTCCTGAAGTTTATATTTTAGAAGGCTATCAAACAGACGCTAGTTTCTCAGCACTTAATCAATATGTAACACCTGTAAGGCTTACAACTTCTAGCTTTACTAAAAAGACAGTAGCAAACGACAAACTTATTCAGTACACTTTTGAAGTAGAAAAGAGTAAAACACTAAGAACACAATCAGTATAATGAGCGTACAACTAATAGTATTTCCACAATACAATGACGGTTCTACTCCGTTAAGTTCATCATCTAATCAATTCTTTGTTGATGGTATTAATTTTAACCAAGTAAACGGTTCAACTTCAACTCAAAGTATTTCAGGTGCATTACCTCAGACTTTTATTAATTCTAATACATCAGGTTCATCTTCTCTTTTTACTTTAAACACGTGGTATCGTTTTAGTTCTACCGCATCAGAAGTCGTTTTCAGTGGAGGGTTTCTTGCAATATCAACTGATACGGGCATTGTTCAAAGGTTATCTAACTTAGTTGTAGGTGCTACTTATGATTTAACTTTTGATTATGCTTTAATTACTACTTCAGGTATTAATGTTTATCAATATACAGGTAATACGTTACAAAGCTTTCATACATTGACAAATCCTGCGGGTGCACCCGGAACTCAAACTATACAATTTCAGGCATATTCAACAACTGATGTCATAGTAATTTATACAGAAGACCCTTATCCTGCACTTTTTAACAGCATATCTTGTGTTTTATCTACATCAACACCAAGTGGGGTATTTACAGATTTAAGCGATGGTCAAGTAATATGCGACCTTTATGAAGATGAAGATATTCCTCTAAGTCTTAGTGTAGATGATTTTAAAAATGTAGCTGAGAAAGTGCAGTCTTATTCAAAAGCTTTTAACTTACCTGCTACAAAAAGAAACAATCAAATCTTTGACAATATATTTGAAATAACAAGAACTGATACAGAGCTTAACTTTAATCCTTATAAAAGAACAAAATGTATTCTAAAGCAAGACGGCTTTTTATTATTTGAAGGCTATTTAAGAATGCTTGATATTTCAGACAAGTCAGGAGAAATAAGCTACAATGTAAACTTGTATTCAGAAGTAGTTGCACTAGCTGATGTTTTAGGTGACAAGACTTTTTCAGAGTTAGACTTTACTGAGTTGGAACATGAATACAATAAGACAAATATACAGAGGAGTTGGCGTGACGCAGGTGGAGGTACGAGCATAACTTATACTAACCCTGATACATCAGGTTTTAGAGATGATTACACAACTTTAAGATATCCTTTTGTAGATTGGACACACCAAGCACTTGTAGGAGGTTCGACAGGAACAGGTGCTGTAAGTGGCAATCCTGAATTTACAGACCTAGGACAAATCTTCAGACCTTTTATAAATATTAAGTATTTAATAGACAGGATATTTGAAGTCGTGCCTTTTACTTACGAAAGTGAATTCTTTGATACTGCCGATTTTAAGAAGTTGTATATGGACTTTAATTGGGGTTCAGAAAATGCTCCTGTAGAAATAGATAGCACTCAATATATGGCTCTTTATTGGTATAATAATGGTACAGGTGGAGTAGCAAATGTTGCAACTACATCTTTTACTAATATGATATTAAATTCTACTGCGGGTTTAGCGAATATTAGTTTATCAGAAACACCTCCTAATTATAACACAAGTACGCATATTATAACATCAACTGTAGTAAACGAAACATACGACATAGGTTATAATTACAGAATAGAAAATACAGATAGTTCAGCAAGAACAGTAGAATGTCAATGGTTGTATAACTCTATACCAATAAACTACTCGGGAGTTGTAACAATAGCAGCAGGAGGAACTTTTACATATAGTGGAAATTTAACACAAGTAATGACAACTGTAGGTGACACTTTACAAGTACAATTTAAAGCATCAGTTGGAAGCGTAGTAAGACAAGAACAACAAACAGGGAATTGGACAGCTGAGGTTATTTTCCAAGTAGGTGCAACTGCTATTACAAATAATACTATTCTTCAAACATTAAGGGGAGAGCTTGGTCAATGGGATTTCTTAAAAGGATTACTTACTATGTTTAACTTGGTTACTTTGCCTGATGAAGACAATCCAAGCAATATAAAGATAGAACCTTATTCTGATGTATTTTTAAATAATCCTAATAGTGTTGAGCTAGATTGGACAGACAAAGTAGACGTTTCAGAAATGAAGCTTATGCCTTTAACTGATTTGAATAAAAAGACTATATTTAAGTTTGTTGAAGATGATGACGACTATGCTTTTAATGTGTACAAAAACGCAAACAATCATTTATACGGAAGTAAAAAATATAACGCTTCAGAGTTCACTATTCTAGCAGGAGAAGATGAGATAGTTGCTGAACCTTTTGCAGCTACAGTTATAAAACCTTTAATGTCACAATATTCTGATTTAATAACTCCTGCGCTTTATGCTATGAATGATGACGGAACTTCTGAAGGTTTTGATAACAGCCCTAGAATAATGTATAACAATGGAGTAAAATCAACTTCCTTTGGTTATTTTATACCTGCACAAAATGGATTAGCTTCAGCTAACCTCTATACTTATTTACAATTTAGTCATTTAACAGATATACCTACATTATTTGGAACTAGAGATTTTAATTTTGGAGAATGTCAGTTGATAGGAAATGGATTAACTCCTGTAAACAATAATCTATTTAACTTGTATTGGTTGCCTTATTACTCAGAGCTTTACAATCCTGATACTAGAATAATGACTATTAAAGTTAATTTAAGTCCTTCAGATATTAATACTTTTAAATTTAACGATACAGTATTTATTAAAAACAGAACATTCAGAGTAAACAAAATAGACTACAAACCAAACGACTTAGCAACAGTTGAATTTATACTTATACCATAATGGCAACAACAATACCATATTTAACAGGGTTTAATGTAAAGCCTTCTTCAACTTCACCAATAGGGGTTGTAACATTTACAGATGGAACAAACGACATTATTCCTAATCAGTTACAATGTGAAGCTTACGGATATACCTATAACCAAGCAGACGGAACTTGCTCAATATTTAGATACAGCACAAGTCTAGACAGGAGCTTTAGCAATATAAGCAATAAATTACAGGGGGCAAACAACACGACTGAAACAGGAACAAATAATACTTATATAATAGGTGAGAATAATACAGTAAAAGGTTTATCAAGAAATAACATTATAGTAGGAAATCAAAACGAAATAGCAAATGGAGTAAACAATGCTTCAGTATTTGGCAACTATGGACTAGCAGAAAGAGATGGAGAAGTAGTTATTGGAGGAGGTGGTTTTAGTGGTGCAGGTAAAGGTAATGCTCAAAGCTCTACAATTACTTTAACAGGAACAACTACAAACGCTTCAGCTACTAATCTTTTTGTAAATGGTGACGCTTCTAATACAATTATAGCTAGAAGTTCTACTAGTTCTTTTCAGGGCTTTGAAGCAACTGTAATAGGCGTTAGAACAGGAGGTAGTGCAGCAAGTGGAGCAGTTAATGATAGAATATGTTTAAGAGTAACAGGTTTAGTCTTTTTAAAAGCAGTAGATCAATCAAGTACAGATTTAGGTAAGTCAGGAACAACAGGGGGGTGGGCTGCTGAAGTAGCATTTAGTGGAACTAACGATATGCTATTTGCAGTAACAGGAGCAGCTAATATGAATATAAGTTGGAGTTGTACTCTTAATCTTTATGAATTAAAAATATAAAAAAATGGCAAAGGAGGTATTAGAAATGGAAGTTAAGTCAAACATTGGTGATGTTGCAAAAGACACAGACAAACTAACTACATCATCAGAAAAGGCTTCAAAAGGAGTAGGTAAAATAGGCACAGCTTTTAAAGGAATGGGTACGGCTATTAAAGCAGCAGGGATAGGTTTGGTAGTGGCTTTACTTGCTAAATTAATGGAAGTTTTTAGTAAGAACCAAAAAGTATTAGACGTATTTAATACAGCTATGACTGCTTTAAGTATTGCTTTTAATGACTTATTCGGATTTATAGAAAACAATATTGGAACTATTACAGGGTATTTTAAAGACTTGTTTACAAACCCTGTTGAGAAAGTAAAAGAATTAGGTGATGCTATAAAGGAAGGGTTTATAGATAGATTTGAACAAGCCAAAGAAGTTGTAGGTTTGGTGGCTAAAGCTTTTGGTCAATTAATAGATGGAGAATTTAGTGCTGCATTTGATACAATAAAAGAAGCAGGTAAAGAAACAGTAGACGTATTTACAGGGGTAGATGATAGTTATGATAAAGTTGCTGAAACTATTGTTAAATACACAACTGAAACCTTAAAACAAGCAGACGCAATTACTCAAACGGCAAAGGCAGCAGATAGAGCAGCAGTACAATTTGCTATGTTAAACGCTCAATATTTAAAAGATGCTGAGGTACAAAGACAAATAAGAGATGATGAAACTAAGACTTTTGCAGAAAGAATAGAAGCTAATAATAAGTTAAACGACATACTTGCAGAACAACAAGAACTTCAAAGAGAACAAGTACAGAAGCAAATTGATGCAGCACAAGCTCAATTTAATATAAACGCAAGTGAAGAAAACTTTATAGCACTTCAAGAACAAAAAGTAGCAATGCTAGAGCTTGAAGAAACTATTACAGGTCAGTTGTCAGAGCAATTACAAAACAAAAACGCTTTAGAAAAAGAACTTTTACAAACTCAAAAAGAAGTAAGGGCTGAAGGACTGTCAGGATTAGAAAGAGAATTGCAAGACTTACAAGACGCTTATGACTTGAAGTTAGAAATGGCTAGGAAATCAGGAGAAGGTACTACAGCTATTGAAAAACAATTTAATAAACAAAAATCACTTTTAATACAAGAAAATGTAAATACTCAATTAGAAGCGTTCTCAGGACTTGCAGGAGCTTTAAGTTCTTTAGCAGGTGAAAATAAAGCGTTAGCAATAGCTTCAGCTGTTATAGATACTTATGTAGGTGCGAATAAAGCATTTGCTCAGGGTGGTTTAGCAGGGTTTGCAACAGGAGCAGCCGTAATTGCAGCAGGTTTAAATAATGTAAGAACAATTATGCAAACAGATGTACCAACTTCAGGAGGAGGAGGAGGAGGAGGTGCACCACCACCTGCAACACCCGCACCTCAAATGATGTCAGGAGCTTTTGAATTAACAGGAGGAGTAGAACCTGAACCAACACGTGCTTATGTAGTTACAGACGAAATGACTAACAGTCAAAACCAATTAGCCAATATTAGAAGAAGAGCTACAATCTAAAATCAAATAAATACTAATTAAATATATTATATAATATGCCTTGCGAAAAATGTGAAAACGGAAAATATAAATGGGGTAAGACAGGAAGCTGTACTTATGACACAGTTGCTGAATGTGAAGAAGCCAATAAAGACTATTACGAAAAGACTACATCTATTGTAGAATTAGTAATTGATGATGATAGTCAAGAACTAGCTATTGATGCTATTAGTTTAGTAACTTCACCTGCCATAGAACAAGACTTTGTTTACTTTGGAAAAGAAAAGAATAATTTAACATTTGCAAAAGTAGATGACGAGAAAAGAATGTTAGTTAGTCCTGCTTTAATTCCTAACAAGCAAATATTTAGACATAACCCTAATACAGACAGCGACTACTATGTTTACTTTAGTCCTGATACAGTCCGTAAGGCTTCTGAGTTATATTTAAAACATAACAATCATCATAAAGCTACATACCAACATCAAGATAGAGTTTCAGGCGTTCTAACGGTTGAAAGTTGGATTAAAGAAGGTGATATGGATAAGTCTAAGTTATACGGTTACGACCTACCTAACGGCACTTGGTTTGTAAAAATGAAGATAGAGAATGACGAGCTTTGGAATAAAATCAAAGAAGGAGAATTAAAAGGCTTATCAATTGAAGGTTACTTTACAGACAAGATGGAAAAGATGTCGCAAAAAGCACCTACGACTGAGGAAATCTTATCTGCTTTAAATGAAATAATAAGCGAAAATCAAACAAAGTAATAGTTTATCTATTATATATTACAAACACTAATAAAACTAAAAAGAATTATGGACATTAAAGAACAAATCTTAGTAGCACTTGGTTTAAACAAAACTGAAGAAGAAGTAGTTTTAGCTTACCAAGCAAAGTCAGAAGACGGAACAATCTTTGTTTCTTCAGCTGATGAATTAGAAGCAGGAGTAGACATTTCAGTTTTGACTGAAGACGGTACTACAATTTTATTGCCTGTTGGAACTTACAAGACTGACACAGGAGTATCTTTTAGAGTTGAAGAAGAAGGTATCGTAGCAGAAGTTATTGAAAGTGAAACTGAAGAAGAAGATACAGAAGAAGAAGTTGAAGCAGGATATGATGACGAAAAAGAAGAAATGGCAGAAGCTGTTGAATTTGCATTCCCTGAAACTGATGCTGAAAAAGCTGATTGGGCTAAGTCTTACGAAGAAATGAAAGATAAGGTTGATAATTTAATGGATGCAATTGCTGATATTAAAGAAAGATTAGGGGAAGGAGATACAGAGGTTGAAGAAATGGCTGAAGAAGTTGTTGAAGAAGTTGTTGA